TAAACCCGCACCTAAGAAAAAGGTAGTAAAGAAGGCTAAGAAAAAAGAAGAGCCTAGACAGACAAAGGTAACTATACCTAAAGCACCGCCTAAAGCGAAACCTGTAAAGAAGCCAGAGGTAAAACGAGTAGCAAAAGAAGAGAAAAAAGATAAAGTAGATAGCTTGTTAGACAGTTTCTTTAGCAGGGGTCGGAAATAGTGAACAAGGAAATTGTAGAACTGGTAGCTGAGAGGATTGAAAAGGGAAAAGAAACATACCCAGATACAATACCAAGAGAAGATGAAAGAGATTTTCTTCACGAAGCGCTTGAAGAAGCGTTAGATATGTGTGTGTATCTTGCGGGAGAAATACTGAGAATGAAGAAACTAAAGCAAGAGTTAAGTACAAAAGTTCTTATTGGAAAGGACTATTAATTGTCTAACTCACCAGCCTACTTTGACCTTATTGGTGGTTCAGGAAAAAGTAAACTGCCAAATGGAAACTATAGAGCAACAATAATAGACATGACTACCGTTACCGATATAAAATGTGGATCATTTATAGCTGATGTGTTTAAACCTGTTTATAAGGTAACATCTGGAGATTATAAAGATACAGAAGTAACTGATAATGGAATCTTTAGATATAAACAGGTTGATGGGCATGATTATAAACCAAATAAAAATTGGGGAATTGCTAAGTTTATGCAGTTAATGGATATGACAAAAGAAAAAGATGGAAGAATTGATTTACCATATCTCAAGAGAGATGATCTTACCAATAAAAATGTGAAGATAATGGTATGGAGCAAAAGTTTTACCAATGAAAAGAATGATGAAGTATATTATCCAGTTGCTAGAGTCGTAGAATTAATAAATGAGGTACCATTCTAATGAAAAAACAGGAAATGATAGGGTATGCATTGATAAAATTTAGCGAAGCAGAAATTGATTTATTATTAACCGCTCTATATAATACAGAAAAAATAAACATACCAAGAATAGAGCCTAAGTGGAAGAAGCCTTTCTCTAAACTGATTAGAGATTTAATTCTTATAAAAAATAATATAGCAAAAGAAAAAGAGAGCGCAGTATGAAAAAACCCTCAGCTACTAAACAAAAAAAGAAACCTACTATTAAACAATTAGCGGCAGATGTAGAAAATATGTGGAATGGTTTGATGTATTTAGATACAAACATAAAAGCCAGTCAACGATACTTTGAAGAATATTTAATAATGAAGGGTGAAGTAGAAGAATTCATTACCCACTTTGAACAAAAGATAGAAGAAGCAAAAAATGAAAAAGAAAAAGAACCCGAAGAACATAAAGAGGGGTAGACGAAACCGTCAACGCGGTGCTGAATTACAACGTCAAGTTGTTAGAGCCGCAAAAGATTTTAAACTTAGTGCCTATAACCGAGATCGCGGTGGCGCCCAACATGAAAAGGGCGATGTAGAGATTGAGGGTAAATACTATGGGTGTAAGCGCCGTAAAAGTATTGCTATCTGGGTAAAACCAGAAAAGGAAGAAAGCGGTGTAGTAATAAGAGGCGACAGGGATGAACCATTTATGGTTGTACCACTCGAACAATATTTATTGTTACTGTCATTAGTAAAAAAAACATTATGATGATTCGTATAAGTTATCCGCATACATTGGTTGGCTACCGTAGGGTTGATAAGTGAATCATCATATAATTGAATAAAAGAAAAGGAGTAAGTAATGGCTTACGAACATGAAGAGGGAACAGCTAGTATGTTCCAGAACGATTACAAAGAAGATGGTGATAAAAAACCAGACTATACCGGAAAAGGTAAAGTTGGCGGAGACTTAAAGAATTTCGCCCTGTGGAAACGTCAAACAAAAGATGGCAAAGCTATGCTTTTTGTTAAATGGTCTGACCCGCAGGATAAATTCCAGTCAAAAAAGGCTAAACAGTCTGGATCAGACCCATTTTAAGCCTAACCTTAAATAAGACACCTAATCGCCCGAATAACGAGCGATAGTTGTTTAATGGACAGTTATACCAAAAAACCCCTTTTAGTGCCTTGAATAAGATTCTAGAGGGGGTTTTTATTTTACATTGTCCAAAAATTGATGCAATGTGTGCTTTTTGTGGAAAATCTAAATGGAACCCCAGATTACAGGAAAAAGATGATGAAGATAAATTGTTTTGCGGGTTGGCTACTGGTTATGATACCAGAGTTGAACCACTTCCAAAGTGTTGGGAGCAAATGACAAAGCACGAAAGAAGTAAATATACGAAAATGAAAAAAATTGAATACCAGACATTAATATTAAAGTAATGGATTTTATTATATATATAATGGATTTTATTATAGATATAGTAGATGCAGTATTATATTGGTTAGAAGGGTACTTAGCTTTGTTTACTATTGCGGTACCTGAAAATAGAAACCCATTATTAAAATCATATTATGATTGAGGTGTATATAACTGATGATCAAATATACCAAGCGGAACAACGCGCTATAGAGATGGGTGCCATTAAAAACAGTATTACAAAAGGTGCTGGCAATTTAGCTGGCTTTGTTGGAGAATTAATTGTACTAGATACAGTCGGCGGTACTATGTGCGATACGTATGATTATGATATTATATATAAAGATAATGTGAAAGCCGATGTCAAAACAAAAAGAACTAAAGTAAAACCTAAACCGTTCTATGAATGTTCTATTGCTGACTATAATACACACCAACTCTGTGATGAATATGTATTTGTTCGCGTATTAAATGATATGTCTAAAGGGTGGATATTGGGATGGATGGATAAAGATGAATATTTAAACAGAGCTACCTTTATGGTTAAAGGTGAAATAGACCCAAGTAATAATTTCAGAGTGCGTGCCGATTGCTACAATCTACCAATTTCTGAACTCCGCAGTTTCTAAGGGTTCATTTGCTTTTCATATTTATTTTCTAATCTACGATTAATCGCTTTCGGGCCAATATCATCATACATAATAGGTCTTTCGGGGAATGATCTATTCCACTCTCGTATTAATCTTCTTGCCATCCTGTCATTGCCATCAATCATATAATCTAATATTCTAGGGTGTATCTTACTGTATCTAAATTTAACATAAGATTCTCGCTGACCTTTAGTTTGTACCTGTTGAGCCGCTCTTCTTGGTATTGTACCAAATATAGGAGCTATGTTTTTTAGAGATCGTTGCATAGTATGGAAACCTAATCCAAAGTCTTCTGTGTCTTTCATTAGTTTTTGCATTGCATCATATGCTTTCAAAGCATCTTGTACAATAGCTGGTTTAGCCGCAAACTCTAATGCTCTCCATTTGCTTTCCGATGCTACAATATCAGACACTAAACCAAAAGCACCTACCGCACCAAAGTTATCTAATATATCATTAAAACCGAATTCATCTTCGCCAACTTTATATTGTTCGTCAAATATATCTTCACCTGATATCAAATCTTGAAAAAATCTTTTCGCCCCATTTACAAACATACCACCAGCCATACCGCCTGCGGCAAGTCTTAATACAATAGCCGCATTCCCACGTTTCACTTCTTTATTTAATTCCCTAGTAAGATATTCAAATTGCCTATACCCAAATCTTTTAAACAAGAAGAATGGTCTAAATCTCGGGTCATTAGCAAAATCTGGTTCTCTCATAACATTTTTCTGTAGCTGTGTATCTCTAGCAAACTCATACATTGCTCTTGACATCACCTTTTGATTAAGCTTTTGATTTATATCTGTCACTCCCATATCTTTTAAATTTTCCTTAGCCCAATTCCTTCTTGCTTTATACTTAGATGTCTTCGCAATCTTCTGCCATCGTAACGCCGCTTCATATCCTGTATATGCGGAAACAAGCATGTTAACCCTGTTAATACCTTTAAATCCTGATATAGTAGTAATTTGATCTGCTCTTTTACCCCACCAACTTGTGTCTGCCGCATGAAAGTCTGATAGCATTTGATGTAATTCTAGTGAACCCGCACCAACATGTTTTTCCATTTGGTTTCTATATTTTTTACTGGTTAAATAATTATAAGAACCTCTTATAAATGGAGCATAACCAGCCCGAAGAGCACTAGAAATAAATACCTGTGTTAAGTTGGGTATAGTAGCAAAACCTAAACCAATCTTTGTAGCAACTTGAAAATTAACCATATCATTTAAAAGCTTTTGAGATTTAGGTTTCCAATTATAAGCTTTATCTAATTCTATTTTTCCTGTATATGCATCAAATGCTTTCCGCAATAACTCTGCTTCTTCATACATTCGCACCTTATCACTCTCTAAAGCTTTAATATCTTTATATATTTTATCTCCTTTTTTCCCGGCCACCTCAACATAAGCCGCCCTTTTAGAGAGCTGACTAGCATAATTAGGTAATACGAATCTTGCATCTGTTTCAAAAAGTTCATCTGGCAATTTATGTTTCCTTCTTTTTACCTCTAAATTATGATTTACAGATATATATTCACCAAATACTTCATCGCGCATTATCTGAAATGCTTTTGCGTATGCTCTTTTTTTACTTGCTACATCTTTTGCTTCAAATTGTTTTACCAAACCATCTAAAGCTTTTATTGTTTCTGGTGAAAAACTGCCAGCCTCTCTAGCGGCAAGAATTTTGCTTGCTACAGCTGTATTGTCAGCAAGTTTTGAACCAAACATGTTTAAATCTTTATCGTTTTCTATTATTTTACTTATATCTTTACGTAAAATATTAGCAATTTTTTTATTAAGGAATCTGGGAAAATAATCTTCTACTTTTTCTGCTAATGGAATACCTGCTTTTTCAGCTATCCTGTATTGTGCATTTAACATACGCTTATAGTTTCTAGACCTTGATCTAGCGGCTGGATCAGCACTACGTAAATCTGCACCAAGTTCTATAGCTTGTTTTTCGCTTAAATTAGACAAACCTTTTATAGACTTACCATCTTTAGTATAATACACCAATTTGTTTAATAAATAAAATTGAGAACGATTTAATTGAGATTGTCTAGCATCTAAATCATAGAATTTTTTTACGATAGTTTGAGTTATTGGATTATCTGATATTCTCATCCATTTTGGTTTTAACCCATTGATTACATTATAAACAGAAGGTAGGTGTTCTTGCAATACCGACTGATAAGAAGCGTTTGGTATTTTAAAGCCTAAAGATTCCCATTTTTTTAAATCTGCTTTTAAGTCTCTTCTCATTTCCAAATCATTTAACAATCTCTGCTTACCCTCATAAGATAATTTTTCGTAATCTGTATGAAATTCTCTTTTCTTTTGTTTTCCTTTATATTTTCTCGCCGCACCAAAACTTCCTTCTCCTCCAAATTCTGCTCTATCAACCATGTTTTTAAATTCTAAATCACTTATTCCACCCTTTCTCTTATATTCAAAAGACCTTTTTTGTAAACCAGCTAATACATCACGACCTAAAGTATCGTTCTTCCTTCTCCATTCAGCACCCTTATCAAAGAATTTTGACTTTGGTATCTTCTCTGTCTTACCAGTTTTTACATCTTTTATTTTTAAAATCTCTTGATTCCTTCTTGAGTTAAACCAATCGGTTAATATTCTTACTTCCCTACCTTCTCTGTTTATCCACGTTTCTCCCTTTCTTTGTAACATAGCGTTTTGCTCTGCCCTCGCGGTTGCAAGAGCATTTAACTTTTGTTTTTCAAGCTCTCCTTTTAAAAACTTTTTCGGTGGTTCTAGTATCCTTTTTGATATAGCTCTATTAGCCGCAAGCCCACCTATAACTCCAGCGGCGTGAATATAAGATTCAGCAGATGGTAATTCCCCTTCTAGTATTGGGCCAGCGGTACCAAAGACACCAACCTCTGCACCTTTTTCCATAGCCATTATTTGCTTTGGAGAATAACCTTTTGCTTTACCAATCGCTGACACTTTAGCCCCAACTCCACCAGTTGCGGCGCCCAATGTAGCACCAATAGTAGCGTCTTTAACCGTTTGAACTAAACTTATATCATCGTTTGTTACTTCCTGCCCCAACATAGATTGCAAGCCAGAATAAAAACCTAAACCAGAAGCTCCAGTGGTTGCCTTAGCCCCAGCCTGTTCCATAACCTTACCACGATTAAATTTAACAGCAAGTTTCGCCGCTCTTTCTTTATGATTTTGAATGCGTTTAAAACCAGTACCAACTGCAACATTTGCCACCTTATCATTTATTCCAGCTTGTATAAGTTTTTTTGTAGCCATTTTTTTTACAGCTAGACCGCCTACCCCACCACCTAAGAACATTGCCCCAACATCTGTAGGTGTTAAGAAACTCATTACAGTGGCGCCAATATCTTCCAACATATTAGGATCATAATTTTGATCTACATTAAAAACAGGCTTACCGCGTAAAACCTCGCGAGCCATTCCTTCTATACTTTGATTGTAGCCTTGTTTTACCCAGTCTGGCAACCAACCGCCCGGTATAAAACCATATAGAGTTTCATCAAAAAAAGATTCGTTATTAGATTGGCTTAATACCTGTAAAAAATCTTTAGTAGATTCTGGTGTTTTCGTGTCTGGCATTTAATATTATAATCTATATTTAGATGCTAATTTTATACCGGACTTTATATCTTTTCCAATTCCAGAGTTTCTTATCTCTTTAAATAATCTAGTTTCTTCAGTTGGTGATACTTTTCTTCCTAAAATACTACTTACTATATTTACTCTTTGTCTTTTGCTTAAATCTCCAATTTTAGATATATCATATTTTTTAGAGCTTATTAGTTCTTGAGCTCCTTTACTCAGACCTCCGATATTCAAACCAGTAAGGAATCCACTAAATTGTGTACCAACATCATCGGGCTTTACGCCACCCATACCTGCGGTTACCACTTTAGCTCCGCTTGGTTTGTCTACAGTTTCATCTCCCACTTTAGTTTGATCTACTAGTTGACCCCGGTCACCTTCCGACATTTCAGTTGTGTCAAAATCATCATACCCCTTAAACAATCTATCATCCGTTGCACCTTCAAGCATTTGGTCTGCATTTGCTTGATCTATATCTTTATCAACTATAGGTATTATAGATTTTCTTTCAGTGGCTTTTTTATAAATTTCACCTTTTGATTCTCTAAATGCATCTTTTAATCTTACTAATTCTGCTTTAGCCGCCCTTAAAATTTCTGGCTTTTCTGCATTTATAGGGTTCGTAAGTGTGTTAAGAGCTAATTGATATTGTCCCCCAAATTCTATATCAGCCAATATTTCTTTATCGGTATCCTGCACTCCTTCTAATAAACTACCTCTACGTTCTTTTGCGTCTTGATAAAATTTATCTGTAGGGTTTGCACTTGCTAAATACTCACTAAGAAAACCTAATTGATCAAACTCGGTACCTTCCCAAGATTGATTATAGGTAGATTCTAAATCTACACCACGCTCATGTTCATCCATTTTTGTTTTTGCAAGATCAGAATAACCATACTTTGATAAAATTTGTGATTGCTGATAAGGTTTATCAACAATGCTTAACAACATTTTCATTTCATTTATTTTATCAACTTCTTTTTGTCTAGCTCTATTTTCAATAGCTTGATCTTGATTAAACTTTATATTCTGATCAGCTCTATCTTGCGATCTTTCCTGTAAATCTAATTGTCTGTCTGCTCTTGCTCCTGCTTGTATTTCTTTCAAACCTTCCATGAATGTATCAAATCCCGACTTTGATCTGTTCATTCCTGCATAGGCTCTATATATATCATATTCACTTGGCATTTTTATACTCCTTTAAGCCCAATCTGATTGTGATTGTGCATAATAATCCCATTGTTCTGCTGGCAACCAATTATTTCGGCTACTACTCCACTTCAGTTCCACCCCATCAGCGTTTGTCCACGCTTGACCTGAATATGCATTTTGTGGGGCACCAGAAGCACTTGCTTGTTCTTCTGCTCCACCATAACCAGCCATTGTGTTAAGCGCTTCTGTTTCAGTAATACTACCAGAATAACCAGCCCCGGGCGCATCAGAACCAAATTCAAATCCACCCTTACCTTCTATATCTGCAATAGCGCTTAATAAATCAGCTTGGTATCCTTCAACTAGACCTCTCCTTTGTGAACCAAAACCTCTTTGTAGTTGCTGTCTCGCTCTTGATTGTCCCATTGTACCAGCTCCACCACCTGCAAAACCACTGCCAGCTTGTTGTGTTCTAGCCTGTTGTGAGATACCCATTAAATTAGAGCGAGCACCAGCTGTTATATCTCCTAATTGTTGTTTATACCCCATTCCAAACTGTGGTAAATCTTCCATATATTTTTCAAGTCGAGGATCATCAGCAACATCTCCCATACCCATTTGTCTTAATGCATCTTGTGGATTTGTAGCGGTTCCATAACCAACTTGACCCCCTTCTTGATACCCTCTAGGCATTAATCCCTCTATTAAACCACCACCTTTATAACCTACACCACCAGCGGTTTGTATTCCTGCTGGCATCCAGTCACTCGCAAATTCCTCATAGGTAGTGTCAAATGGGTTGTATCCTTCAAAACTTTCACCTAATAAAGTTGGTATTCTAAATGGTTCAAATTCAGAAACACCCGCTTCCCCTACCATTACGTCCTGCCCTGAAAATCCAACTGGGGGCATATCTGGCATTAATGAACTAGCTATTGAAGGTTGAGCACCCGCAAGGCTAGGTTGAGGAGCTGATGGCTGTTGAGCCATCCAAGGGGAAGCTTCTTCTATTGCCCCTTGAGACATATCAGCTAATAATGGTTCTACATCTGTAGTAAATGGCGACTCTGGTTCTTCAATCACACCCCTACCCTTTAACCAATCATACTGTTCTTTTCTTTTACCATATGCATCACTAGCAGATTGCACTGCGGCTAGACGATCCTGTTCTATACCAGCCCAGTCTGGGGTTGGTTGTTGTAACGCTTTCAGTTTCTCACTTGACTCAAGATATTGTTCCTTACTTAATGGAACATCTTGACCGCGTTTTGAAAATATATTTTTATAACTTTCATAAGACCCTTTCTCGGGAGCTATAGCTTGAGCGGGTGCCGCTGTTGGTGTTGCGGCCATTGCTTTATCACCTATACCTAATAATCCTCTTGTTATGCCAGTATCTCCAAATACACCGGACTCTCCAACCTTCTGAGCATAACCACCTAATACATCTCTCATAGTACCACCTTCTTTTAAGAATCCTGCTATATCTTTTACCTGCCCTATACCACCCTTTATACCACTGGCGGCCTTACCAAACATCCCACTAGCTTTTCCAGCCCCATATCCAGAAAGACCAGCTAAACCAACCCTTGCTAAACCTTGATCTTTATATGCTTTCTCTTGCTTACCAAGCATACCGCGAACATCTTGAGCATACTTACCACCACCAAAATCAGTACCCTTATAAGACCTTTCTCCTATAGCTTGACCTAAAGCAGAACCTACAGCAGAACCCATTGGGCCACCTAATAATGTTCCTCCAATACCCAAAGCCGTTTTCAACAAACCGCCTTTACGTTGTGCTTTAGCTTTTCTTTCAGCTGATTGTTCTGCAAGTTTCTGTATATTTCTCAGCTCACCAGAGTAATCTCTTTGTCTTCTAGCTCCCGCCACAAGACCACCTAGTTGATATCCATCTGATGGTTTCACCATTCCGCCACCGTAATAATCTATTAAACTTTTATATGCCATAATTTTTTCCTTTTAATCATTAAATACCACTTCAAAATATGCTATTATATCATCAATAGCTGGATAATCTGATCCAACCTCTACTGAAAGCTCCATATTTAAAGACATAATATCACCAGCTGAAAACACGTCTACATATCTAGCCTGTGTATCGCTAATTGAGTTCATGCCAGTTCCAGATATACTAGTATTTGAAGCATAAAAAACAGATGAACCATTTTTAAAAACTCGTACCCTAATTATACCATCTGAACCAGCGTCTGTAATATTATAATTTGCACTAACACCTGTTACACTACCATCGCGCAACATTCTATATCCTTTAGTAGAAGACATCAATAGACCATTAAATGATTTTAAATACCCAGTAGAAGTCATAGCAGATGCATTACCACCACCAAAATAAGCACGAGTACCTTTTAAATTACCTCTTACGGTTAACGAACCTCCAACTTTTAAATCTCTATCTATTACCTGATCCCCATTTTGGGAAAGGTATGATTTCCAAAGTTTCCCATAATATTTGCGATATAATGCTAGTTGTCCAGTAGGGTCTTTAGCAAAAGCTATCTGACCGTTCTCTAAATTACCAGTAGATGGGATACCTTTAAATTCTATTATATCTTGTTTAGTATTTAACAATCTTCTTGTTTCTCTATCTTTAGCCATTATGAAGCCGCCTTTACCCTTAACACGCGGTATTCTACTGTCATATCATTTACTTCAAATTTTCCTGACGTTGGTAAATCTAGTTTGAATGCTATACTATTACATTCAATAGGAGAACTTGGTGTAAAAACAGCTGTACCCCACATAACTCCACCATCACTAGTACTTTCTAAATATCCAGCTCCGCCAGTATTACCTTGTGGTGTTGTTGAACCACCTTCTGCAAAGTCCGAATCAAAATCTTCTAGACCATCAGGAGAATACCAAAGAGGCGTCTGTTGCTCTGCTGTTGATTTATAAGTCATAGTTACTTTATATATCTTTTTTCTTACACCCGGTTGACCAAAATCTATATCCCTTGTTCTAAACTCCTGACCAGATGCGGCAGAAGAAACTGGTAGATATTTAAAAAAGTTAACATCGCCTGTGTCTCCAGATACATTTTTACCCACAATAAGATTGTTGTTCCAATCAATAGCAAAATTTGTTATATGTTCACTATCTGTAAATATGTTTGTATTATACGCCCAACCCCCAGAATCAAAATCATATATATATGCTTGATTACTATTTGTACTAGCATCTCTTGGCGACCTCATTATTATTAAGGAATTACTCATAGGATCATAACCAATCATAGGGTCTTTTGCATTGGCGCTACCCCTACCAATCAAATACCAAGAACTTGCGTCGTTACTATGATTAATCCCTACGCCTAATTTTCTTTCTGTTAAGTTTCTCACCTTACTTCCATCATATAAAAAACATCCAGCTTCATTTGCCCAAGCTATTCCAAACTCTGTTTTTGTAACACTAAAATGAAACTTAACGCCATAATGCTTTATAGTTTCTTCTAAATACCAATTAGCAGGATTTGGATTGGCAATATTTATAATATGTACAAGATTGTGCTTAAACGCTAATAATCTATCAGCAAACGATTCTAGTGCTGTGTATTCTCCATAATCCCCTTTGGAAACATCTATAAAATTATGCGGTAAGAAAGTATCAAACTTTCCAACTTCACTATACATTAATCTATCACCAAACTTTTCTAGCTCACCAGTAAACCCGAATGTTTTTACATTAGCAATAAATGTTCTTCTTCCAGCCACTACTGAAGCTTTATATAGTTCATTTTTTCCACCAATTGACATGAATTTTATATCGGGGGGATATCCATTAATTGTATTATAGGTATCTAAGTTAGGTTTTATTGCATTTCCGCCAGCGGAGGCAACAACATAATACCCTTTGCCAGACTGATAAGACCAAGCAGTATACTCACCATCTAATGTTGTTTTTACACCCTTTACAATATCTATATCTACCAATAAAGTTAAGTCATCGTCAGAACCGTTTAGTCTAGTATAGATTCTTCCACCTGAAATCCTGCCGCTATAAGCAACATCAGCGTAAACAGAAACCTGTAAAGCTACGTTTCCAGCAGTCATGTGTGTAAAAGCCGCTATAGTAGAGGCGCCGTTTCCAATTTGAACCGGAATAGATTCTTGGTTGCCATCATATACGAAAGTTTGATGAAATTCATATGTCCCAGCTTCCCACTCTCCAGCCGCAGTACCATCATCTAAACCTATGTTAAACCCGACACCCCTGTTAATTATAGGTGTGTCGTGATCTGCATAATCCACAGGAGAAGACCCGCCTAAACTACCACCATATGAACGACTGTATGTAATGGTGGAACCCGCAGAGCCAGATGATTTTTTGCAAAACAAATATTCATTTGGAGCTGTGCCTAAAGCAGTGGCAATAGATATTACTTCACCAGCAGAACTTTGGTCTAAGACATCAACATTACCACTATCTTCAAAGGTAAAGGTCGTAGTGGCTGTGTCTGGGTTTCCATCAATTCTTAAATCGCTGGTACTATTCTTTTTTACATAAGCAACCCCTCTATTATTTTGATAATAATTAGTTGCAGTACTGCCGGAATGTGAAGTTGTACCATAAGAGTAACTAAACTCACCAGAGCTTCTTGGTGGATATAAGGCATTTGGATGTTCTTGCCATTCTGAAAATACAAGGCCATTTGTATTAGAAAACTGATGTCTTTGTATATAGCCATACCATTTTATATGACTGGTACACTGTTCATTCACATTACACACTCGCAATGCTTCATCTGCAAAATGAAATATATATTGAGCATCATTTCCGTCTAAAGTAGGAGAAATAGCAGAAGCTGTCCATCCATTATCTTTAGTTGCATAATTAGTAGTAGCGTTATTTGACCATACGTCAACACCACCCGCTGAATCTACATCTCCCAAAGCCACTAGTTTATCCCCCGGCGCTCTTATAACTTCTATTTTAGGGGTAGTTGATCCAGTATTAGATTCAGTTGTAATTCCACGACCTTTTAACACATAATAAACATCTCCAGTAGAGCCTAAAGAAGTACCATCTGTGGTTATATCGGTTACAGTAAATATACCATTATTACTTGCAGTGCCTGATATCTTTATATTATCACCAACCTTTATAAGATTTTGGGTTGTGCTATCATCAGCAGTATAAATTGTACTATTACCATTATCAGTCCCCCCAATTAAAGTCATATAGCTTTCAGATGGTGTCGCCATAATTAACTTTCTATGCCTAAGCGTTTACTTGGGTTGGTTGGAGGATCGTCTGGTATTGTTCTAACTTTAGTAAATTTTATTGCGCCAGCATTTGAACCATGTATAGTGAGTGCAGTGCCGCTTTTTGTATTTGTAATAGTGCTTTCGCTATCCCGACTATGGTCAGACTCAAAATAAAACAATCCATATCCACCGCCACCGTTTAAACTAGCAGTTGCTTCTACTATATATTCTGACAAATTAGTAGAACCGTCTTGATCTTCTATGTGAGCATATAACTTACCAGCGGTTTTAATTTTACCTAAAGAATCTATAGACATATTCTCTATCCAAGAGCATTCGTTTTCTTTTAAATCTCTCGGGTCTTGTCTAGAGTTTATACCACCAGAAAAATCTCTAATTGTATAGTATTGTTTTGGCATTATGCTGACCTTACTAAGAAATCCTCAATAGTACCGCGACCCGCCATACTGTTATAATACTTCTTCCAATAGTTTGCTTGTCCTTCAGGACTGGATGGTAAAGGCTTAGGTATTCTTCTATAGTGCAAACGACACATAGCTATCTGAGCGGCTATGTTTGTTTCCAATATAAAATCCCAGTCTTCTTCTTTTGGGTCTACAAAATAAGACAGTTTAACATTGGTAGCTTCCGCAACTTTTTTCATTAGCTTTTTTCTGTAAGCTAAATAGTTTTTACATATATCTACAGCCACCCATGCTTCACATTGGAAAAGACCTCTAGCGGGCCCTTTTATCTGACGTATATATTTGTATCCACTTTCTACTTTACCAGTCTTATAAACTAAATCCAGAGCTTCTGGAGAGTATAAATCCATACTCTCCATTACTCTTTTAATCAAATCTTTTATTTGAGGTTCGTTTAACAAACTACTTCCCCTCAAAAAGACCATGCAACAGATCAGTAACAACATCAACGACTTTTTCAAAAAACACCTGTTCCTTTTCTTCCGATACAAACGGAATGTCTATTTTTGCATTAATAGCTGAAGCAATCTTTTCTTCCATTTCTTTGGAATTTAACTGACTCATCATATCGTCTTTTACTTTATCGGCTTGAGCTTCTGCCGCCGCCATTAGCATTTCTTTTATATTCATGTTTTACCCTTTCGTGAATATGTAGCCAAACAATCCTGAAAACACAGCGGATAACATTGCCCCTATAGCTTTTACACCTGACATACTACCCTCTAATTCTCTTACTCGGCCATTTTGTTCTCTAATTAAATCTTTTAATTCGTCTAAAGATTCTTTTACATACATAATATCTTGATTGTGTTTTGCATTTAGGACGGTTAATTCTTCCATCCTACTCTGCATATTAACCCGCCAATTATCTACTTCAGATTGTTTCATCTTTTCCTTCCGCCTTGCCCGCGATATTTTTTATACTTTCCTTTTGTTCCTCTTCCATTACCAATCCTTGTTTTTTTAAGTTTTTTCATGCCTTATCTAGCTTACCTCTTAAAAAATTTAACGATTCACTTTGAGTCCTTAATTCAAATGTTAGTTTCTCATGTCTTCTTTCAGCGTTTTCTATTACAGATTCATGTCTTCTATCTGCTTTAGTCGTTTCTTTATTCCACCTATCTATAAGTTTAATCATTATCTCTCTATTCTGCTGAATTTCATTCTCTAAATCTTCTAGTTTATTGTTTACAAGTCTTTCTACAAATCCCCTAAACCAATAAAGCATCCCAGAAAACAGTATGACAACTACGCCTATTACGCCATATTCTGCATACATTTCTGCCATATATTTTTCCCATTTATATTATTAATACTCCACGCTCACATAAGCCATTGGGGTACTATTTACTATTAATTCTGGAGAAAAGTTTGCCCCTTCTGCAATATATTCACCCCAAATTTTCTTACCACCCTCAATAGATATAGGCTGAACTCCAGAAAATACTACAGAATCACCTATCATTACATAGGCATGAAAATAAGCATCATACTTACCTTCTTGCATTTGATAGATGTAATAAGTAAATACAGGACGCCATGTATTTACACCATCTTGTTCCGCTGTTGCTTGAAAATAAATTGGTATATTGTTTTCCGCATCAACAACTCTACGCTCAACGGTTAAATATTTATCTTCACACGCTATAAAGGCCAATCCCAAACAACTAAAGACAAGAAGAACTAATATAAATTCTATTACATCCCAAGCTTTTTTCACTTCTTCTTCTTTCTCCAGCTTAATGGATTAATATTAAATTCTTTTTCATAAAACTTTACCCGCTCTTCCAACTTTGCAAATTCTTCTTCTTCATTCTCAATGTGCTTTGATAGTAATTCTTCAATCTTATTATTTGCTTCTAACATATTGCCTTCTAATTCAATAAAGCGATTATAGAAATAAAAACCTTCACCAACTAATCCACTCATAAATATAAACAAAGCAATAAATGCTTCTTTACCTATCGGTGCATTCTCCCAGTTTATAAATGAACTCTTTGACACTATATAACCATCCAGATTGCTAATCCAACCTCTACGATTAAATCAGACAACGTATTATTTATCCATTTTTGTTTTGAACCATAAGGTTCCCAGTTCTCAACAAAATATTCAGCAATCTCCCACAATAACCCTATTATAAATACAGTCATTACCGCTTCATAACTGTTTGCTCCACACCATATAGATGCTTTACATATAAAAGCCCCTGCCGCCATATGAACAGCAGTCCAATGATCAAGCCAACCATGTACTTTTAGATATTCAATTAATTTATGATGAACATTTAGTTTCATTATTTCTCCAAAGTTTT